TCGACAAAAGAATCAACTCTTTCAACAGAGGAATCTACTCTTGCAACCATGCAAGCCGACCCTGCATAATAAAATCTAAACTTATATTATGAGAATTTTGATGATTGCCACTGGTAAGTGTGGTTCCAATACTCTAACAAATGCAATTTCAGAAGATTATCATTTAACTTGGATAAATGAACCTTATAATGATTCAATGAATCATTCAAAAAGTCCTTATACTATATCAGAGAAACGTGAGTTGGTTAATTCTGATAATGTTATTGTAAAGTGTATAAATGGATTGCATCAACACCCTAACTCTAAAACTCAATCCTATGATGATATAGAAATACGAAATGAGTTCTTTAAGTCATTCTCTAAAACTTTTGATAAGGTAATCCTACTGGATAGAAGAAGTGAGTCTGATAGAATATTTTCAGTATTACATGCACATCAAAATAATACTTGGAGTCAAAAAGAAAAGTATGAAATTAAAGATGTGGTTCTTAATGAACACTGGGCTCCATACTTAGAACACATTTGTCACCAAAAAGATTCAATCAATAAACTTTCAGACGACCTTAATTTACCTATACACCGTCTTGAAGATATATGTACTGAAAATTATGATTTATCAGAAAAAACTTATAATAATATTATAGGAACTAAGAATTGTAAATTTTCATATCTATACGAAACTTACTTCCATCCTAGTCATAAACAGGGTACTAAAAATACCTAAATAGTAGACAGGAACACATAAATGTGATATAATACTACTATGGGCGCAAAGAATTTACACTTAGAACACTTAGAAGACGAGATTATCAATCAAGGGATTGATGGTGGTCGTGGTGCTATAAACTTCTTACGAGGTCTTAGAGACATGATGAAGGGTAATTCAAGTTCTTCTGTAAACATGACTGTAAAGTGGGACGGAGCTCCTGCAATCTTTTGTGGTCAACACCCCGAAACTAATCAATTCTTTGTTGCAAAGAAATCACTCTTTAACAAAGAACCCAAGTTCTACACAACTGAACAGGAAATCAAAGACGATTCAAGTCTTTCAGGTCAATTACAGGAAAAGTTCTTAACTTCATTTCAGTGTTTATCTAAACTATCTTGGAATACAATCATGCAAGGTGATTTAATGTATACTGATGATAAAACAAATAAAACTATAGATGGTAAAGAGTATATAACTTTCCAACCAAACACTATTTTATATGCTGTAGATAAAGATTCTGAATTAGGTAAGACAATCGATAGTTCTAAAATGGGTATTGTGTTTCATACTACTTACACTGGTGGAACAATAGAAGATTTGTCTGCAAGTTTTGGTGCAAAGATATCCAATCTTGGAAGTAGTAAAGATGTTTGGATGGATGATGCAACATATAAAGATGTGTCGGGTAACTCAACACTTACTGCAAAAGAGACACTTAAACTTACACAAGAATTATCTCTAGTCGGTAAAGCATTTCATGGAATCAAAAAATCAGACTTAGTTAAGTTTCAAAAAATACAGGAAACTATCGCAACGAAAGGTGCAGGTGCAACTTACAAAACATATTGTAATACACTTATAAGAGGCGGCTCATACAAACCAACATACAATGGATACATGAAACATTTTGAAAATTACTGGAGAGATAAGGTAGTTGCAAAAGTTAAAATGGAAAAAACTAAACAAATTAAAACAGAGATTGGAGAACAACTTTACAACGAACTTCGTAGTTTAAATAAGTTCATTACCAATCTTACTAAGTTTATGGAACACTTAGTAATTGCAAAACAGTTAATTATTGAAGGACTAAATAGAGTAAAGAGTATAGGAACCTTTAAGAAAACATCAACAGGATTTGAAGTTGTAAATCCCGAGGGATATGTTGCAATTGATAAATCAGGAAGTGCAGTCAAACTTGTAGATAGAATGGAATTTGCATTTAATAACTTCACAGCACAAAAGAATTGGGACAAGTAATGAAAAAGACATTCGGTAAATTTCTAACAGAGGCAAAAGACAAGGGTGCAGTGTTTACCTTTGGTCGTTTCAATCCACCTACAACAGGCCATGGAAAGTTAGTAGATAAACTCAAAAAAGAAGCAAAAGGATATGAAGTTCTTTTATTCTCTTCTCATTCAAATGATAAGTTAAAGAATCCCCTTTCACATAAAGATAAAATAAAATACTTAAGAAAGTTCTTTGGTCGTATTGTGGTAGACGCAGACGCAAGAACTGTATTTGATATTGCAAACGAATTACAAACCAACGGGTATAATAAAGTAAGAATGGTTGTAGGTTCAGACCGAGTAAAAGAGTTTGAGATACTATTAAACAAATACAATGGAGTCAAAGCACGACATGGATACTATAAGTTTGAAAGTATAGAAGTTGTATCAGCAGGGGAGAGAGACCCCGATGCAGATGATGTCAGTGGAATGTCTGCAAGTAAGATGAGAGCATATGCAGAACAAGGAGACTATGAGAACTTCAAACTAGGAGTCCCTAGTAGAAACAATAAAGATAAAGAACAATTATACAAAGACATTCGTAAAGGAATGGGTATTGCAGAAGGTAATTTACCCACATACATGTATGAAGATTTGATTACAGAAGGAGTCTATGACCCAGGCACGTTCAAAGCAGTTTTCTTTTCAGGTGGGCCAGGCAGTGGTAAGTCAACAGTAGTTGATGCACTTTCACTAAAGGCACTTGGTCTTAAACTGGTTAATACAGATAAAGCATTTGAACTTGGTCTAAAGAAAGCAGGAATGACACTTGACCTTAGAGGTGCAGACTTTGATAGAGTAGACCCTATCCGTGCAAAAGCAAAAAAGGTTACTGGAAAGGGTATGGATATGTATATGGATGGTAGACTTGGGTTGATATTTGACACTACCAGTGCAAACTTAAGTAAAGTTAAACAATACAAAGAAATGTTAGATGGTATTGGATACGAATGTAAGATGATACATGTCAGTACATCACTTGCAAATGCACAAAAACGAAATGCAGAGAGACCAAGAAAATTACCACAAGAGATAGTTGCGAAAGATTGGGATAATTCAACTCGAAACATGATAGCATTACAGAGAATATTCAAAGGTGACTTTTATCATGTATCAAATGATGATGATTTAAAATCACTACAAACTAAAGCAAACAAACTCTATTCAAAACTCATGACATGGACTACTTCATTCCCAAGTAATAAACTTGCAATTGCATGGAAAGAACGAGAGTTACATGCAAAGAAAACAGGTGAAAAGTCTAAAAATAAAACTAATGTTGATACACCTAATATGGGAGTAAATTTAAAAACATACAAAAGTAGAAGGACTGGTAAGAGGACAGTTATTGGAAAGATATAAATAGTATTATGGATATGTTAAACACATTACTAGAAAAAAAGAAAGTCGCACAAGATAAAGATATCAAAGACCGTGACGGTACTCAACCTAAGAAGTATTTTGCAAAGGATGCTGACGGTGATGATATGGCAAAATCTACAAAGGACGCACGTGCAAGACACTTTGAAAAGGGTAGAAAGTCTGCAGATGATGATGATTCTGCATATGAACCTGCACCAGGCGATAAGTCTGCAAAAACTAAACCTTCACAACACACTAAGAAGTATAAGAAGATGTTTGGAGAAGGTGAACAAGACGAGTGTTGGAACGGATACACACAAAAAGGTATGAAAAAGAAAGGGGACAAAATGGTTCCTAATTGTGTTCCCGAATCAGTAGAAGAGGGTAAACTGGTCACTTCAGTTAATGATGTCATTAAATTGATTACTAAAAAAGTTGCAGACAGATTAGAAAAAGAGTATAGTAAAAATTCCGAGAAAGGTCTTGGTATGATTAACACTATTGGTTCAATGGTTGGTCATAAAGTGACTGATAAGTCACAAGAGAAAGGTAAACTATTCTTAAAGTTTGGTGATAACATACAAGAAGACTCGGCTGTCGATGCTGCTCAACTAAAGGCAAAACATGCTGAACAGATGGAAAGACTTAAGGCAAACCATGAACAGGAATTAGAAGCACTTAAAGATAGACACGAAAGAGAGACTTCTAGAATAGACCAACAGAAAGATAAAGAGACTGCAGACAAACAAATTCAATCCAAAAGAGACGCAGATAGAAAATCTGCAGAAAAGAAAAAAGAATCTCAAAAAGAAGAGAGAGATTATAAAAAAGAGTATGCAGACTACCATTCAAAACCTGAACAAGTTAAAAGAAGAACAAAAAGAAATGAGGCACGAAGAAGTCTAAAAGATAGAAAGGATATTAAAGGAAAGGATGTTCACCATAAGGATAACAATCCTATGAATAATGATAAATCTAATCTATCAATCGTATCACAAAAATATAATAGGTCTGAACCAAGACTTAGAAAACTGAAAGAGAAGGGGTTATTACCAAATGGCGGGAAATAAACACGACAACGGTGTACACGAACAAGGTACAGACGAAACAAGAATGGCATACCAAGAAGATACGCCTGGTCAATCAGTACAGCAGTATATCGAAGATAGAAATAAAGCATATCATGAAGAGGCCGTAGAAAAGAAAAAGAAGCACTTCAGTCAAGTGTTTCAAAATCCTCTAAAAGGATTCCCCTACAATGAAGAGATTGAAGTAAAGGAAATCAAAGAAGGTGCATATGCAGATAGACTAAGAGACAAAAATAAGTCTCAACAGAAAGCACATCAAAAATCAATGATTAAAATTGCAAGAAAATCTATCAAAGACTACGAAAAAAGAAATAAGAAAGAAGAGATAGAAGAGAATGCAGATGCATCTCTTAAAAAGAAATCAGAAAAGAGTGGTATATCAGTCGGTATTCTAAAACAAGTATATAACCGTGGAGTCGCCGCATGGAAGACTGGACATAGACCAGGCACAACTCCTGAGCAATGGGGACATGCACGTGTTAATTCTTTTATCACTAAAGGTAGTGGAACATGGGGTAAGGCAGATAAAGACCTTGCGAAAAAGGCTGGTGGGTAATGAAAACCTTTTATCAAATTGCAATAAGTGAGACTCTTGATTCCCTTCAAGAGACTAATACAAACTTACTAGACAATCCGTTTAGATTAGGTTCTATGATGTATTTTGAGGTAATCAAAGAGGCAAGAAAGAGATTAAACGAAGGACGATATACACTTACAGAAGTCGACAAACAAATTTTGGAGACTGATTTAGGAGAGTTCGATATATGTGAAGGTGAAT